CATCCGTGTTAAGCCGTCAGGCCTCCACCGGCGTTAAAAGGTCACCGGAAAGAGAAAGGGTTTACGACCCTCTATCCAAAGTGTAGATCTTGATGCGCTTATACCCTGACACCCCTGGTAGGGTATCACTAAGGACCTTCTTACCTTCATAGGAAATATACTCGCTATCAGACCTTTCAGGGCGAATAGCCCCGTGAGTCCGAGTGCGATTCCATAGCGCTTTCACGCCAGGAATCTCACGGAGAGCATCCTCTTCTGAGGAGCCCTCCTTTAAGTATATCGAGTATGAAGGGAAAACATAGTCAGCACCGAGCCTATAAAAAGCCCGCCGCGACTTGTAAGTGAAGGTTTCAAAGGTATAGCCACCCCACCCCTTAACCCGATTGTTAGATGTAAGGAAATAATCACCCAAAAGATGACCATCACCATACCCATCGGGACCCCAGATCTTAAGACTTTCGTCTAAGATCGTGAGGAGATGAGAGGCAGGTTCAGGGAACTCATTTCGCACATAAAAATTGTGCAAAGTGAATAGAGTTGCACCTGACAAAGGACCCTTCATGTAGCAAGGGCGAACATCGATCCCGGACAAGTAATCCCTACCGCAGCTTTCACGGAAGGGACCAGAAGAAAAGGACTTCGACGCGTTCAGAAGGAACCCACAACATGTGAGAACCTTCGTCATAAGTGGAACAGCGTCCACTGGCATGATAATATCGTCCCCATACACCGAAATAAGGTGTGAGTCATGACCATCGACGCACCCGTAAGCGAGTGCATAGAAGATCAATGTCTCAAGTGGAAACGTAAAACCATTGCCCATCGAAGAAAACTTCTGGAGCTTCAGCACTGTCCCCTCCGGCGTGGAGACTGACCCAGTTCGAAATGAACGGAGAAAATCCCACCAGTCAAAGGGGAGTAGGCTCTCAACGAGCCCAGTTGAAACAGTGTCTGAAGCGCTACTGAGGTCCAGCGTTGCTAAAGCGCCGGTTATCGATCCCTCACGCGCCATTCTCTGATTTCGAGTTTGGTCACGGATGTCGATCCCCTCCCGCCTAAGACGTTCAGCGATATGTTCGCCGATCCCTAGCTGAACCATCTGGTTCATCATGGGTTCGACGGCAATCGTTCTGTCTGTCTTGGCGGATTTCCGGGCGAAGCTGATTCTGCCTAAGCTGATTTCGACAGAAACAGAGGTCACATCTGGGCCCTCCAATTCGAGGGAAGACCAGATAGGAACCTCGGCAAGTACATCACTGATGTAACGCACTGCCTCTTCACTACAGCAAAACATCTGCGCCAGCTTACGCCGGGCGGATGCATCCTTCTTTTTGACTTGCGTCGTCGCGCCAGGGCCAAACCTGAGCCGCAACTCGTCAAGACTAGGGAGATCCCCAAGGATTGAACAGATTTTCCGTTGAGCACGGTACAATACCGACTCGACGTCGAGGGGAAAGAAAAATCCCCCTCGAAAGTTCAACCTGAAGATCTCATTCGTCTGCGAGCAAAGCTCTTCGGCTTCTAGGAACTTGCACCAAGCGACACCACTC